GCAAATGTCTCTGTAAGTGGGCTACAAGCAACGGCAGGCTTAGGTTCTGTTTTAATTTGGTCTTTGGTTGATACAAGCCAAACTCCAAACTATAATGAGGTAACAACTACACAAACACCAAACTGGACAAGTTTGTAAAAGGATAGAATATGGCAACGTATGTAAATAATTTAAGACTCAAAGAAATAGCAACAGGTGATGAATCTGGAACTTGGGGGACATCAACAAATACAAATTTAGAATTAGTTGGAGAAGGCTTAGGTTTTGGCACAGAAGCAATCACAACAAATGCTGATACACACGCATCAACCGTAGCAGATGGCTCTGCAGATGAAGCTAGAGCTATGTATATTAAATATACAGGCACATTAGATAGTGCTTGTACTATAACAATAGGGCCAAACACATTAAAAAGAGTACATTTTATAGAGAATGGAACATCAGGCAGTCAAAACATCATAATAAAACAAGGTTCTGGATCTACAGTAACTATTGGTCCAGGAGATGTTAAGGTAGTTTATTTAGATGGAGCAGGCTCAGGGGCAGCGGTAAATGACGCTTTTGCAAGTTTATCTACAGTAGATTTAAAAGTTAGTGATGATTTAACAGTTACAGATGACGCTTCTGTAGGTGGTGACTTATTAGTAAGCGGTGAAGTACAAACAGCAAATATAGGTTTTACTGATGGTGATAATGCCATCACTATTGCAGATGGTGGTGGTATTACTGCCGCTAATGGTATTACATCAACTGCCGCTTCTAACTCTTTTGGAGCTACTAGCTTTAACGATTCAAACATAACAAACGTAGGGGATATAGCTTTAGATAGTTTGTCAGCAGACGGCTCTAGTATTTCTATTGCAAGTCCAGTAGTTATAAATGGCACTACGCCTAGTTTAACTATAGGAGATGCAGGAGCAGAAGACACAAGTCTAGTCTTTGATGGCAACGCGAAAGATTTTTATGTTGGGTTAGATGATAGTGCTGATAAATTAGTAGTAGGTGTAGGCTCAACAGTTGGTACAAACTCAATATTAACATTAGATGATGATTCAGTTGTTATAGGTGATGGAGCAGCAGTAGATACTTCAATAGTATTTGACGGCAACGCGCAGGATTTTTATATCGCACTTGACGATTCTGCTGATGATTTATTGATCGGAAATGGCAGTACAGTAGGCTCTAACGTAGCTATAGGTATAAATGAAAGCCAAGTAGTGCAGTTCAATGGAGCTTATACATTCCCAACATCAGATGGTAGTGCTAACCAAGTTTTACAAACAAATGGTAGTGGAGCTTTATCATTTGGCTCTGTATCTGGTAGCACACCTACGTTAATTTCAGACGCTGACGGCGATACTAAAGTTCAATGTGAGGAATCCTCTGACGAAGATATTATCAGATTTGATACAGGGGGTACGGAGAGAGGATTTATTAAAAATGATTTCACACATCTAAACAGATTAACTATTAACGATACAGGTGATTTTGATGATGCAAATACAATGTTGCATGTTAGAGGCACAGATAGGAATGATGGTCCATTGGCTATAAGAAATGATTCAGGCGACCAATCTTCATATAGAATGATACATTACTACAGAAAACAAGATACTACTCCTGTTGGAGTTACAAGTATAGATATGACAGGCTCAGCAATTCTTCACACTTTTTTATCTGATGAAAGATTAAAAGATGAATTAGGTCCTGCTGATGGTATGAATCTTATATCTGAACTAAATCCAATCAAGTTTAAATTCAAAGATGGTACAGGTACAGGCTCACAAGGTTTTACAGCACAAGCATTTAAACAAGCCTTTGATAATGTTGGCTCACATCCAAGAGGTGTAGAGGTGCCTGATAACGCAGATGACTATTGGTATTTAGACGATACTGCTTTAGTACCAAATTTAGTCAAAGCTATACAAGAACTAGAGGCTAGAATATCAACCCTAGAGGGTTAAAATGCAAGACAAAAGCTTTTATTTAAATATATTGCAACTTATAGATTATTCTTGTAAAAACGGAGCTTGGGTTGGCAAAGACCTATCTTTCGTTTCTGCGGTAAGACAAGAAACCGTAAAAAGATTACAAGAGTCTGAAGTTGTAGAACAAAAAAAAGATAAGGATAAAAAAGATGTGGAATAAATTTTTAGAAATGTTAGGCTTTGTATGGGTTCGTCAAAGAGATAAAGATGGTAAATATATTCCTGACAACAAAAAAACAAAACACAAAAATGAGGCTTGGAAAAGAGTCTGGAGGTATAAGAAATGATGTATTTTTTGAATTGGTTAAGTGATTTAATTATTAGTTTATCTGTAATAATTAGTTTGGCCTCTATTTTATCGACTCTCACCCCTAGTGAAAGAGATGATAAATGGATCAGCAAACTATATGATTATTTAGATCTGATTGCTTTGAAGTTTAAGGTAAAAAAATAATGGCAAGAAAAACGGCTGCAGACGTACACCTAGAGCTTGCTGTTCATGAAAAAGAATGTAGCGAGAGGTGGAAAACAGCTTTCGCAAAGTTTGAAGAAATAGATAGTGATGTAAAAGAAGTAAGAGATAAAATTGATGCAGGTAATAAATCAATAATAGGATTACTAGGTATTTTGATTACTAGCATGATTACTCTTATCATCAGGAACTTTATATCTTGAATATAAATATTATTTATAATAATTATAAACAGTATTTATGATAGTAGATTATGTCTTTTTCACAAAAGATTGGAAGAGCTGGTGAATTTTTAGCGGCAAGCTACCTCATACGTCACCTAGAAGAAGTCTTTGAGGCACCACCCTCTGCAAGATACGATTACTTATCACAAGATCAAAAAAATTCTTACAAAATACAAGTTAAAACTAGCGCCTCCTGTTTTGATCATCATTCATCTGACTGGGTGAGATGGGATATAAATAAAAAAGTTAACAAAACAAAAAAAACATATAATTCTGCAGAGGTAGACATATTTGCTTTTGTTTATTTACCGTTAAATATAGTAGAATTTTTACCAAACCATAAATTAGGAAAAACATATCAGAAAAAGGTAGAATATTTAAAAGAAGTAGATACTCTTAAATCTTTAAGACGCTCTATAACTATTATTGATACATTAAAAACATGAGTATACAAAAATATATATTTAGGCCAGGGATTAATAGAGAAGGTACTGCTTACGATAATGAAGGGGGTTGGTTTGATTGTAATTTAATTAGATTTAGATCAGGAAGACCAGAAAAATTTGCTGGATGGCGTAAAACTACTGATTCGTCTATAACAGGAACCGCAAGAGCTTTGCATAATTGGATATCGTTAGAAGGTAGTAAGTATTTAGGTATAGGCACACATCTTAAATATTTAATAAAAGAAGGCACTACAATAAATGATGTTACACCGATTAGACTAACCACCTCTGCAGGAGATGTAACCTTTAGTGCGTCTAATGGATCTTCGGAATTAACAGTCACAGATACCGCACATGGAGCAGTCAAAAATGATTTTGTAACTTTTAGTGGGGCTACGTCATTAGGTGGCAATATTGTTGCCGCAGTCCTGAATCAAGAATATCAAATAGATACGATAGTAAATGCAAATTCATATAAAATTACGGCTAAAGATACATCTGGCTCTACTGTAACTGCTAATTCTTCCGATACCGGTAATGGTGGATCAAGTGTGGTAGGAGCTTATCAAATAAATGTAGGCCTTGATTTTTATGTTTCATCTACTGGTTGGGGAGCTAATGGATGGGGTGATGGGACTTGGGGTACGACAGCAGCTTTATCAGAGACAAACCAACTTAGATTATGGTCACATGATAATTTTGGTGAAAATTTAATTATTAATGCTAGAGCTGGTGGTATATTTAGATGGTTAGAAAGTGGCGGATTAAGCACTAGAGCAGTAGAACTATCAGGTATTACAGGTGCAAATCTAGTGCCAACAAAAGCATTACAAGTTATTACATCAGAAATCGACAGACATCTTATTGTTTTGGGCGCTGATCCATTAAATGCTTCAGGTACTGCAAGAACTGGCTCAGTAGATCCTATGTTTGTAGCATTTTCAGATCAAGAAAATGAACTAGAGTTTGAGCCAAAAATTGATAATACCGCAGGCTCAGTACGGCTTTCTTCTGGATCTACTATAGTTGGTGCTGTTAAATCAAGACAAGAAACAGTAATTTTTACAGATACCTCTGTTTACAGCATGCAGTTTGTTGGACCACCTTTTACTTTTGCACTAAATTTAATAAACGAAGCTACAGGATTAGTAGGTCCAAATGCAGCAGTTACAGGACCTAATGGTGTATATTTTATGTCATACGATAATTTTTATGTATACAACGGGACAGTACAAAAAATACCTTGTAGTGTTTTAAATTTTGTTTTCTCTAATTTTAACAGCGAGCAAGCCTACAAAGTAACCGCCTTCACAAACACAAAAGAAAACGAAATAGGCTGGTTTTATCCATCCGCAACTTCGCAAGAAATAGACAGATATGTTATTTACAACTACGAAGAAAAAGCTTGGTATTATGGTCAACTGGTTAGAACTGTATGGTTAGACTCTGGAGTAGAGCCCTTCCCACAGGCCGTTGGTAGTAATAGTCTTTTTGAACATGAATTTGGTTTTAATGATGATGGCAGCGAAATGACTGGTGTATTTATAGAATCTTCTGACTTTGATATAGGGGATGGTGAAAACTTTATCTTTATCAAAAAAATAATACCAGATGTTAAATTTTTGTCATCAGAAGAGGGTAATGTAAATTTTGTTACAAAAGTGCGAAACTTCCCTGGCGACAGCTTATCTACAGTAGCCACATCAACCGTAGACTCTAACACACAACAATCACACATTAGAGGCAGAGGAAGACAGGCTGTAATAAGAATAGCGTCTAATGATGGAGATAGTGGTAATGATGGAGTTGGCTGGAGATTAGGAGCGACTAGACTAGATATTAGACAAGACGGAAGAAGATAATGCACCCAGAAGTAAGTTTATTAGAAGCATTAAGAAAAAAATATATCGGCGATATAGCTGTACATGAAGCAAATATTTTGGCTTACGAGATTAGTCCAGTTGGTATAGGAGAACATTCTGACATAGTTCAATCTTTAGATGTAGAGGTAGAAAAATTAGCGAGTGCAAAAGATAAATTAAATGCTGTAGAGATTTTAATACAAAATTTTCATATAGATGGCTAAATTATTACCAACAAGACTTCCAATAGCTACTGGCGATCAAGTATCTGTAGAAATTTTTAACCGTTTGGTAAGAATATTAGAAATCAATCTAGGTGGTTTTGACCCTACTTTTACGTTACAATTAAATCAAACCGAACGTGATACAGCCCAACTTGAAGCTGGCACGCTAATATTCAATACAACTACAGAAGTATTGCAGATGTTCGACGGAACACAATTTATTGACCTAACAAGTCACCGTACCTATCCTACAGGATTGAGTGCGACAAGCTCGTTAGGCAGCGTAACAGTTACAATTACATAATATGCAAGGTATAGAAAGTTTAAAAAATAAGGGTAGATTCGGAGATACAGAGTTAGCACATTTAACTCCTGGTGAAGTAGTTTTGCCTGCCGATTTTTTAGGCAAATATCCTAGTCTTAAAACAGCCGTACAAAAAGCTTTAAAAAAAGAAGACACTCTTTTAAATGAACTTATAGTTGGCAACGAACTAAATTCTATAAATCCACAAACAGGATTACCTGAGTTTTTTCTCAAAAAATTTAAAAAGAAAATAGGTAAATTCTTCAAAAAAGTTAGAAAAGTTTTAGACCCTGTTGCAGAAATAGCAAAATTTGTACCTGGTCCTTGGCAGGCTCCAGCTAATATTTATTCCAAAGCTAGAGCAGCAGGCCGTATAGTAACAGGCGAAGGTGGTATTGGTGATGCTATAAGTTTATTTACAGGCCCGAAAGTTTTCGGAGAAGGCGGTAGTTTATCCCAATTAGGTGGAGGTACAGGATCTATTGGTGACACTTTTAGCAGTATAAAAGAATATGTGTTACCGGGCGAGGATAAAAGAGGTATCTTTAAAAATTTAGGCAGAGATCTTTTTGGGATGGGGCAGCAACAACAAGTAGCTCAACAAGAAGAGACTAGCGAATTTAATTATGCAGTCACAAAACAACAAAGAGAAAAAGCACAAAACTATTTAAATAATTTATCGCCGGATGATTTAAAAAGAATACAAGAATTTCAACCAGATTTGTACAAACAACTTATGTATGAGTCAGGTCAAATTCAACCTTTACAATCTTTGGTGCCAACAGTTATGGATAAAGATGGTAGACCAGTACCAGTAAATCAACTAAGATCCTCCGGTATTTTTCAAACACCTAGTGGTAGGAAGTTCAACATTTTAGATGATTTATTTGGTATTGATCCAGGGGGAGGCGGTATATTTGGGTCTTTAGGTAATGTAAGAGAGGGTGTTAAAAGTGTTACAGGAATAGATCCTACATTAGCTTTATTAGCAAAAAGATATGGTGAATTAACAGAAAAAGCATTACGAGAGAGACAAGGAGGCATGCAAGACGTTAGAGCAGGAATAAGAAAAGATTTAGCACCAGTACAAACATTTGGACCGGGCGGTTTTGATTTAGGACTGGGGGGCGGTTTTAATAACCCCAGACCACAAATAAATGCTTTTGCAAAAGGTGGTGCTGTTGTTGGTGAATCAGATTATGCCGAAGGTGGTCCAGCTAACAAAAAATCATTTGAATTGCTAATAAGCCCAGAGGGTTTAATTCTAGACGAATCTAATGCGGCTATAAGACAGCAAAGCATATTCGGGAAAGTCATGAGAAGTTTAGAGGACATACCTGACAGAGATTTTGATGCGTATGTTGAAGCTGTAAGAAAAGGACAAGTAAAAGATGATTTATCAGACAGAGCGGTATATGTAGAAACTGGTAAACCTGTTAACGAACCAGACCCAAATGCACCTTTCAAAATGCCTTTAAGAACAGCTTATGATAATCATCCAGAAATATTTGAATTGGCAGTTAAATATGTAAAAAATACAAAAAAAGTAGGAAAAGCAAAAGGCGGAATAATGGACACAGATGAAGCGTTAGAATATGCAGAGGGTGGAGATGTTTTAGATATGAGATCAGGTGGTGAGTCTATCGGACCTGGTACCGGCACCTCAGATGATATACCGGCTATGTTGTCAGACGGTGAATTTGTTATGACTGCTAAGGCAAACTTAGGTGCAGGTAGTATGCAAATGAAAAAGAAAAAAGGTGGTATTATGGAGTTATCACCAGCACTAGAACCAGACAGACAAAGAGGTGCAAAAAACATGATGAAATTAATGAAATATTTTGAAGGAGTAGCATGAGAGGACGTAATATAGATTTTGGCCCGAAGTTTACAACGGACAGATTTGGCATGCCAGTAATTACACAAGCACCATTACCTAGCGATTTACCTAGAAGTATGAGAATTGCTAATCCAAGACGTAATGATAACTTTGGAAGTGAAAACGAAAAACAGATGGAACAATTCCGTAGAGATATGGCAAGCCTACCACCAGGAGTAGAACCTGGAGGTCAATTTTTTACAGGCCCAAATGGTGAGCGACTTTATCGACCGCCTATGCCTCAAGCAGCACCTGGTATGATGCAGGCACAAGTTATGCCACCAGCTATTAATTTAGATACTGGAGAACCTGTATTAAATACTTTACCAAATCCCAGTGATATACCAGATTTTAGACCAGATGATTTACAACCACAATTTCCAGATGCTGATGTTGACTTAGGTATGGCAGGAGACGTAGTGCCAGGCTCAGGTGAGACAGGGGGAGAAGAATCTGGCTCAGAGGTCGTGACAGACCCAGTTCCTGCAGTAGATACAGGGCCAGCTCCACTTAGACCTGTTTTAGGCCAACAAGAAGTATCAGAGGTAATTAGCGACCCATTAGTGCGTTCCTTATACTTTGGTACAGAGGACACACCTGGATTTTTTAATCAGCTTCAACAAGCAGCTGCATCAGCAATACAACAACAAATACCGTTACAACAAACCGCAGGCTTAACACCATTAGAACAGACTGCTATAGATAGATCTGTAGCCGGTTTAGGTGGATTTGAGCCGTTTTTACAACAACAACAAAAAGCAATAGAAGAAGCAGTTGGTTTGGAGCGTGCTGGTGGTGCTCTTATGCAACCATATTTTTCTAGAGCAGAGCAACAATTTGGTACAGGTCTTGGCAGTCTATTACAGTCTCTTGGACAAACAGGCCCATCAGCAAGAGAGTTCCAAAGAGCAAGTTTAGTGGGTTTTGATCCAAGATCAGCAGGTGCTTTTTTTAATCCTTTTGAAGAGCAAGTTGTGCAAAGAACAATAGATGATGTTTTACGTGCAGGTGAAATTAGAGATATAGAACAAAGAGCAAGAGATATACAAGCAGGAGGTGAATCCGCCTTCGGATCTAGAGCCAGACTAACAGCTGCCGAACGTCAGAGAGCTCTTGGAAAAGGGTTAGGTGAAGCACTAGCTGGCATAAGATCTGGAGGTTTCCAACAAGCTTTAGGACAAGCGCAAAGAGAATCAGAGTTCCAAAGAGGTGGATTAGAAAGAGCTGCAAGTTTTGAATCTGGATTAGGGGCAAGAGAACTAGAAGCAAGAAGAGGTTTTGGACAAGATCTATTAACTGTAGGTGGACAAAGATCACAGCTTGCTAGAAGCATAGGGCAAAATCTAGCTGCTTATGGTAGAGATATAGGTGCTCTAGGTAGAGAAAGACAAGATCTAGCGCAAAAAGAAAGAAGAGAACTGATGGGGCTAGGACAAGTACAAAGAGGCATATTAGATACACAACTAGCAAGACAATTTGAACAGCAAAGAAAACAAATGGATAGACCTTTATCAGTCTTAGGACAGGTAGGTAGTCTCTTGCCTGGATATCAACAAGCAAGCACCAAAATAGGTAGTGCATATGGATTGCCTACAGACCCTGCAGCTGGAGGTTTAGGTGCAGGACTAAGTTTATATTCTGGGCTAGTAAACCCGAAAACATACGGAAACTAATGAAAGAAATATTGAAAAGAAAAATGTTTGAAAATACAGACATGCAAAATATGCCAACACTTGCAGATCCTGTAGGCGTGCAAAAAGGTAAAGACTTTGAAAAACTTATTGGTGGTTTGCTGTCTTTAAAAGAAAAATTAAATTTAGATGAAAATGTAAATTTAGCAAAAAATATAGACAGAGCCATCGAATCTTTGTTTTTAGAAAAAATAAACAAGGCCCAAGATTTTTTAACAGTAAGTAAAAATCCGCAATTTGAAAGTAGAAATTCATATACCTTTGAAAAAGACATACCGTCTTCTTTCTTCGACACAACAACTTTGTTTGCACAAGAAATGGGTGTGCCTTTTAATGAACCTGTACCAGAGATAGGCATACGGTTTCAAAAAAAGTTTAACGTAGGTGGATTTGTGCAGGGTAATCCTATGTTTACTAATCCTTTTGAAGATCCGTTTGATGATGTTCTACCGCCTAGTGGTTTTGGACCAGATTTTTCAAATTTAGACACAACAATAGAGGAAAGTATTGAAGATTTAAATCAAGACAACATTCCTGTAGAAGAAGTCGTGGAAGTGCAACTTGATCCTTTTCAATATCGTAGCTCAACTGGTCAAATATTTGATATAGATCCTGATAGGTTCCTGAATTCTTTGTCTGCTATAGACAGGAACACATTAGCCGCATTAATACAAAATCCAGAGGTAGAGTATGGACAAGGTTTAAGAAGAATAATTAGGGATAGGGTAGCTTTTGAAAGGTCTGAAGCTTCTGACGTAAATCCTGAAACTTTTAAATTCGGGGAAATGTTACCAGACTATCTATCCTTTGGCTCAGGTCTTCAAGACTTTGTTTCTCCTGGTTTAGTAGCTGTAGAAAGAATAGGTTTAGATATTGCGACTTTGCCAGAACGTATTTTAAACCCTTTATTCGGTCGTGCTGGTGATCCTTTTAAAAAAGAATACATATCTAAAGAAGAATTTAATAAATTACCTTTAATACAAAAATTGAATCCGAAGTTAGTAATAGAGTCAGAATATTTTCCAGATGAAGAGAATCCACTCGAACAAGACCTAAGTGGTAGATTGAGAAGGGGTAAATCTGTAGAGGAACTTGATTTAATAGTAGTTGGACTTGATCCTATTAATGTTGAGCTAGAGCAATTAGACGAGGGTGAAACTCCTCCAGACCCAGATGCAGAAGTAAAGACAGAAGATCCCGAAGAAATAACTTCGGACAGCCCTGAGGAAGAAATAAATGTAGAAAAAGATAATGATAAAGCAGATCTTGAAGAAGCCATTGTTGATTCTGACGTGAAAACTGGCTTTACAAAAAAAGAAGACATAGACAAAGGTTTTGATACAGCAATAGCTGCAAAAAAATTAGGGCTAGATGTATTTAGTAGTGATAAGTTTTTACGTGCTATTAGAAATATAGGCTCACAATTAGTTGAACAAGGCACTATGGGAGCAGGATTAGCTAAAGGTGCTGCTGCATTTGCTAAAGAAGAAGCAGCGCGTGAACTGGCTAAACAAAAATTCCAAGAAGAATTACTTATTAAAAGTGCTGGGGCGCTTGGCAAAGAAATGAAATTCAGCGATATTGAGGCAGTAGCAAAAAGAGGTGATAAATTAAATCAATCTATAAAAGACTTTGAAGGTAATCAATCAGCTTTAGCTTTGATGGATGACGCAATACGTTTATTTGAAACTGCTAGAGACAAAGGAGAGGCTGTTACAGGTTTCCCTGGAGCTTTCAACAGATTTAAAGATCAATTTATAGCAGCAGCAGGAATAGAGGGCATAGACACTTCTAGCGCGACACAAATACAAAATTTGATTACCGTTTTGAAAAATAGAAGCATTAGAGAGATTCTTAACGAGTCAGGTAGAACAATTTCTAACTTAGACAGACAAATTGTTGATCAAGTATTTGGTAAATTAGATTTAACTTCAAAACCAGATGAAATACTCAAAAAGCTTAAAAACTCTAGGCAACAATTAGTTGATAACGCGTTAAAATATCAAAGTGATGTCAGATTAAACGCATCAGCACTTAAACAACCTGCCGCAGGTCAATTCGGACAAGAATATCTTTTAGGTAAAACAAACATAATAGCTAAGATTTTAGCTGCAAGCGATTTTTCAAAAGCAATTTTAGATCAAAAAGATATCAATACAGTAATAGCTATAGACTTGTAATAATATGCCAATATATGAAGTAAACATAACAGACGCTAATAAAGTTCGAGTTGAAGCAGATACTCCGGAACAGGCTAGAGCTATAGTCAGAGAACAAATCCAGTCAGTTAACAGAGCAAGAGATGGTAAGCTTGCTGCTCTACCGGGCATAGAGGAGCTTCTATTTGATTATGAAACAGGTGTTAAGGATGTAGATTTAAGATATAAATTAGGAACTGCTGAAAACCCAAGAGAAAGAGAAAATGTAGCCGAAAAAATATTGGGTGAAGATGGCTTCACTTACACCAGCGACCTGCAACTAGCAGCTACACCTGCAGGATTGTTAAAATTAGGTATAAAACCTGAGTATCTAACTCTGAAAGACGGCAGCAGAGTAGGTAAAAACGTAGTCATTGATGAAAGATCTTTTGGTTTTAATAAATATGACTTTGCAGATATGTCTGGAGTCGTTGGTCCTATATTAGGCGCTATAGCTTTTCTTACACCACAAGCGCGTTTGATTGGGGGCGTGACTAGGTTGATGAAATTTTTTAATGGTGGTGATAGAACTTCCAGAATTTTAGCAAGTGGTATAGGTACTGCAGCTGGTAAAGGTGTAGAAGAAGCTATAGAGGTCGAACAAGGTCTACAATTACAAAATAAACAAGAGATAGCAGATCTTTTAAAATTTGAATTTGGGTTAGGGGCATTAGGTCAGGGTATAGGAGAAGGTTTAGGAGTTGCTTATGGCATGCTATTAGGCAAGCAACCACCTCATGACAATATAAGATTACTTAGACAGGCTATACAGGGTCGTAATTTGGACGATATCATGAAACTAGACGCAAGTTTAGGAAAAGAAGCCACAGAAAAAGAAATCGTTGAAGCTATAAAAGCGGGTAAAGTTACAATATTTCAGGAAAGAGGCTTGCCTTCACAAGCTAACTTAGGTAGATCTTTGGTGGGTAGAGGACAGTCAACCGCTGAATTAGTTTTTGGTTCCAAAAGGACAGAAGAAACAAAAAAATATTTAACAAGATCTATAGCTGAATTATTTGCCCGTTTGAATAAAGAAAAAATAGATGGCGACGATCTAGCTGAAATTATAAAAAATTATGGCGATAGAACTTTCATGACTTCAGCACAAAAAAGTGAATTAGATGATTTGGTAAGAGACAGAATAGCTACCCTTAATAATTCTGAGATAGATTCAATACAAAGTGTTGAAAAATTATTCGACGATTTAATAAAAGATTTAACCGATCAAAGAATTTACGGACCTGGCGGCATATTGCCAGAAAAAATAGATCCAGGTGATACAGGACAGGTTATAAAAGAGGCTTTGTTTGAAGCTAGAAGCGGATTAAGGAAACAGCAGTTTGAAAAATTCCAACAAGCCGATACTGCATTAAGAAGTATAAGACCACAAATACTTGGAGATATTAATGAAAATGTTTTCAAAAAAGCATCAGACGATATAAAGGCAACTTTAAATAAATTTGAAAACGAAAGGCTAGGATTCATTTTTGGTGCCGACGATAAAGAGGCTGGGGCCAACGCTATACAACTATTAAAAGGAATACAAGAAAATCTAGCGGCTAAAAGCGCAACTTTAGCAAAAAATCTTAAAGAAGGAAAACCTTTAGAAGCAGATTCATTAAATTTAGTGCAAATAAGAAATACTTTATCTGATTTAAAAGCTTTGACAGCAAGTTTCACTAGAGAGTCACCTTTGAAAAAAGTTGTCAACGAAGTTACAGAAATTTTAGGCTTTGGTGATGAATTAACGGGTGGGAGCAATAGACCTGGGTTATTAGGGATTTTGGGTGATGCTGAACAGTTAGCAGTTAAAACCAAAATTTCACCGGCAGACGCTAAACAACTAGGTAGTGCTATACACCTTTTAAAAAGTGCAAATAAATTTTCACGAGATGTATTAGAGAATTTTGATGACAAAATAATACAAAGTGCTACCTTGTCAAACGCTAAATATGGAACATTATCTCCAGACGAAGCTTATAGCAAAATATTCAAAGGTGGTAACAGAGAACAGCTAGAAGATATGTTTAAAGCAGTCAAAATGTACGACGACTATATAAAGGATGTAGGGCCAAAAGGATTTAAACCAGACAACGAATTAAAGCTTAGAAACTCTTTAAAGAAAAAATTAATTTCTGAAGCATTTTATGACGCGTATGATTATTCAACAAATACTATAGATTTTTCTAAATTTGCTGCAATATTTACAAGATTTGACGCAAAAAGTCCAGGTAAGTTAAGAGCTTTATTTGGTGATGAAACTGTAAGCGGTTTTAATTCTGATAACTTTTTGGCAGCCTTACGTCAGATAAATGAGGTAAAACCGAATTTAAAACCTGGTGACATAGAAGAATTAATATTAAATCTTGAAACCTCTGAAAGAGGATTGACAAAAATTTCATCAGGTAAATCATTTATAGAAGGTTTAAGAAATATAGCCAAAGCAAAATCAGAAACAGCAAGATTTGAAGGTAACGCAATTATATCTAGACTGCCAGAGGCAACAACAGAAGAAGTTGTTGGTAAAATATTTACGCCACAAGGGGCTTCTAATATTGCAGAGGTAAAAGCACTTTTAGGTCCAGAAAAATTTGTGGCTATTCAAAATAATGCTATGAATAAGATTTTGCAAAGAGCAGTAGATTTTGACGGTATTACAAAACAAGGTGATATTGTAAAACTTTTCCAAGCCGATAAATTTAACAATATTTTAAAATCATATGGTGACGAAACTTTGTTTGAAATGTTTGGCACAGAAGTAGCACAAGGTCTAAAAAACTTTGGCAAAACTATGGAGCTTTTAACAAGAAAAGAAGTTGGACGAGGAGGTGCAGCCGGAACACTTGTAGCTGCAGGTATAGCTATTAATGCTTTCAATCCAGCCGTATGGGGTACATTGATAGGGTTGGGAGTTTTACGTTCAGCTTTTCAAAACCCTACCATCTTAAAACTTATGGCAAGAACAGATAAATCTGCGGTTGTTCAATTAATAT